GACATCGGCATGTTCGTCGAAGCTGGCCGTGAATGTGTGGCCATCCAAAAACCTTTTTCCTACCTGTTGGCGATGGTGAAAGGACGGATAGCCGACGATCTTGCAATTGCGGAGAAGGCCACCTCCGTCAAGTCGGCCACCACCGGCATGTTGCCAGGAGCAGTCTGATGCGCGGCCACACCACCATCATGCGAATCCGTTCCGAAGGCAAAGCACCGCCATTCGTGTTCGTCAACGACTACCCATGCAAAACAGACTGGTTCGAGCACGCAGAGCACGCCATGGTATGCACAGACGGTGATTCACTGTCAAGCATGGACTTCAGATTTTTGACCGGCTTGCGCGTCAGCGTAAGTGCCACCAGCGAGGCCAGAGCAAGGGCGCTGTTTGACCGAATCAAGGCCGCAGGTGCAACTGCCGTGGCAGCGGTGCATGTTCAGCAAGACCGCCATTCCAGCGATCAATCAGGATGGTGCGAAGTGTTCAACCTGGAGAATTCAAATGGTTAGCTTCATTGACGACAGTATTGATTTTTCGGCGTACATGCGCGACACCGACGCAAAGACGAAAGTCAAGCCAGCAAGTGATTTTGTGCTTGACGCAAAAGCCCGGCTGCGCTCCAAAGCAAAAGCCAAGAGGACGTTCCTGCCGTGGCCTAAGTGCAATGAAATGTTCGAGTTCAGGCGCGGTGAGGTGACGGTGTGGGCCGGGCAAAACGGGCATGGCAAAACTGGCGTGACAACGCAAGTCGCGCTGTCGCTTGTCGGGCAGGGTGAAAAAGTCTGCATTGCCAGCTTTGAAATGAAGCCGGTAGCCACTGTCAGCAGCATGACACGCATGTTTGCCGGCACAAATCCATTCTCGCCGGAGTACCAGGAAGATTCAGGTATCGCCATGCTTGACCAACTTTTTGATGAATTCGGAGAATGGACACAGGGCCGGATGTGGCTATACGACCAGACCGGCACCGCTCAGTCAGCAATGGTTATCGGGATGATTAAGTATTGCGCCAACGAGCTGGGCATCACTCATGTTTTCGTTGACAGCCTCATGAAGTGCGTGCGCGACGAGGATGATTACAACGGCCAAAAATTCTTTGTTGACCAACTTTGCGCAGCAGCAAAAGATTTTGACATCCACATTCACCTTGTCCATCACTTGAAAAAACCGTCAAAAGAAGGCGATATTCCGGACAAGCACGACACAAAAGGCAGCGGCTCCATCACTGACCAGGTTGATAACCTGTTCATGGTTTGGCGCAACAAACCAAAAGAAGATGCATGGCGGGCAAAAGGCGATATGAGTGCAAAAAAATCAGAGCCGGACTGTTACCTGCTGTGCCGCAAGCAGCGCACATACGAAGGAACATCAGACGGCGAGCCGACTATTGCTTTGTGGCGTGACCGTGATTCGAGTCAGTTTGTCGGTGCTGATGGTGACAGACCTCAGTTTTTTGCAAACTATCCGCACGTTGAATCAATGTGATTGACCGCGACGACCTCATAACCCACATCCTGACAATGATGAAACTCGACATTGACTATGCCCGGCTGGCCTTGCGCCAATTCCACCGCTGGCTGCCGGATATGGACCTGATCAACGTGGTCCGGGATGCCCTTGCAAAACAAAAACAGGAAACAAAAAATGGATGAAGTTGACAGCGCGCAAGCCCGCGACGAGCTTGGTCTGGCGGATGCGATTCGCAACGCGCGCACGCCTGGTCGGGTTGTGGTGGCCACGGGGCGGTGCTTGTGGTGTGACGAGATCACAGCGGATCACCAGAGGTGGTGTTCGGTGAGTTGTCGGGACACTTGGCTCGCGTCGGCGGCTGGGAAGGGGTTCAAATGAAAGTTAGTGGAATTAATTTTACTCATAGAAGGGTAAATGACAAACGTAGTTTTGTTGCCAAGGACTACGCGCAGTTCACTTCTTTTGCATCCCTTCTTGCGGTTAAAAAAGTAAACCACTGTGTGCAATCAGTATTTTTTGACCACAAAGTTTGCGCTTTTGACATTACTTGCGATGAAGCCTGGGAGAACACATTTGAATCAGAAGTTATTGAATGGTGCGCAAAAAAAACTTTGTCTCAATATTTTTTGTTTGGCTATTGCGGGCATGGAGCCGGACTTCATGAGCGCGAGGATTAGCAATTGAAATTCTTCCGCGAGCTTTTCTCTACTCCATTTTTCCTGCTGTCCTACGCCTGTATTGGCTTGGGCCTTGTGATAGGTTTTTTTGCTTCTTTTATCGGCGGGACGTACAAAAAATGATTTCTTTCACAGTGCCGGGAACACCCGTTGCAAAGGCCAGAGCGCGCGCCACGATGGTCGCTGGCCGGGCGCGGATGTACACCCCGGCCAAGACCGCCAGCTACGAGGGCAAGGTTGCCTATCTCGGCAAGCAGGCTATGGGCGCATTGGAGCCGCTGAATGGCCCCGTGTCGCTGACGGTCGAGTGCTTCTTTGCCTACCCATCAAGCTGGTCTAAAAAGCGCATAGCGGCAAACCTGATCAAGCGTGAGTGGGTCACCAAGACTCCCGATGGTGACAACTGCCTCAAGGCGGTTTCAGATGCTTTGAATGGTGTGTGCTGGAGGGATGATTGCCAAGTGGCGCGGGCCGTGGTCACCAAAATGTACAGCGATATCCCGTGCGTTGCTGTGGTGATGGAGGTGCTGTCATGAATGCGGATACGCGCCAAGTTGGCGGCAGCCATTACAAAGATATGCCCATGCAGCCGTGGGATGTGATGCAAGCCGTGATGACTGCCGAAGAGTTTTCAGGATTCTTGAAAGGCAATGTGATCAAGTATGCGATGCGGGCTGGTCAGAAGCCGGGGGCCACGGATGATGCCGAAAAAGCCCGTCACTATGCGCAAAAACTGGCTGAAGTTCGGGGTGAGAAATGATGGACGTCCAACGCCCACTGGTGTCCGGCCTGTCCGACGGCGTGACATTCGAGCAAGCTGTCGAGATTCACCGCCTGTTTCAGGAGGATTTCCTTTCCTCAACGCAAATCGTCAACATCACCGGCATCCCCATCGCGATGGTTTGCGGGGTGCTGACCGGGCGGTACTTTCCTGGTGCTCTAAAGTCTTTGGATCGCAAACTGTGACCAATCTGGTGATTTTCAAGAACGAACTTGGCCGTCTTGAGGGCTTCGGAGACAAGGGGAGGCGCGCATTCATCAAGTTTAAAAAAGTAGTCGGTGCTCTGGAGTGCGGCGAGACACTGAGCTTCAGCTTCAAACTGCCGCGCAGCCCACGACATCACCGGTTTACTTTTGCAAAGCTGGCAGCGCTGTTTGATCGGCAGGAGCGATTTGATGACTTTGACCGGCTGCTTGACTTTCTGAAAGTGGGCGCTGGCTTTGTAGACCTGTTTCCTGGGCGCGACGGTGTGCTGGTGGCGGTACCGCAGTCGATCAACTGGACCAATCTCGACGAGGCCGGGTTTGTCGAGTTCACGCGCCAGATGAATGATTTTTTGTGGACTGAGTACGGGCAAACGGCGCTTTGGCCGCACCTTGACGAGCAGCAGCGGTATGACTGCGTGGATTCGTGGCATGCCGAATTCAGGGGCCGCAATGAAAAAAGCTGAAAAGAAATACCTCGACAGGGTGGCCAGTCTCGGCTGCTACTTGTGCAATCACTTGGGCTATGGCGCAACACCTGCACAAATCCATCACTTGCGCGAGGGTGTTGGCATGGCGCAGCGAAACAGCAATTATTTGACAGTGCCGTTGTGCGACAGGCATCACGCAAATAGCAGCCCGGACGGTGTTCATGGTGGCCGCAAAGCGTGGAAGCAGGCGCAGGTCGGCGAGATGGATGCGTTGGCCTGGACGCTGTAGATGCTGAATTGATAAACAAGACCTGGGGATGCCACAGCCGCGCGCCGTTTCTCGATGGCTACACGATTCACGGCACCAGTAAATCCACCGGCCTTCCGGTCAGTACCTATATCCCATTCGTGATGAGCCGCGACTGCAATTACACGAATTCGAGTGAGCATTCAGATCCGAAGTGCGATGGATGCGCCGAGAAGGCCAAAGCCATTGCGGCACAAACGGTTTCTACCGGTCAGGTCGTGACAGCATGATTTACAGGAGCCTCGATGCAAATATTCCAGTGCCCCAGGATACCCGGAAATCTGCATCTGTCGGACGTGAGTTGTGCCAACCAGCACAAAGCCGCGCAAACGAAAGACTGGCGGTATCGGCTACCGCACTGCGTGGACTGCCAAATCGGCGCCAAAAACGCCAGGATGGAAGTCGGCGCACCTTTCCAAAATAAGGCGGTGTGTGTGCGCTGCGGCAGTGGAGCCGGGCGCATGGTGCTTGGGCGATTTTGCATGTCTTGCTACAACCGCGAGCGCGAGTGGCGCATCGGGGCGAATGCCAAAGGTGGCCAGCCGCGCGAGTACAGGCCGCTGGCGCGCTTTGTTTATATCTGCCCTGCCAATTGGGCCATGTACTTGATCGAGGCATCCTGTGCGGTAGAGGCGAGGTTGACGGCGCAGAAAGTTTGGGGTGTAGTGGATTTGGTATTGGACCGGCGAATGTCTGCCTGGGCCAATCAGCTAACTATTTTTGAGCAAGGGCGATTGATTCATGCAAAGACTCCATGCGGCAGTTCAAAAACTAAAAGACTGGTGGTCGGACTTTCGGCTGGTGCCGTCCAGCCAAGCCAGAGAAGCCTCTTTGCATTTTGAGACCGGCCACGTCTGTCGCAACTGTGAATCTCACATTGTCCGCATACCTGGTAGCGACTATTACTGGTGTCCGACCTGCGGCGCTGAATCCGATCACCGTGTGTCAGATATTTGCATGTGCGGAGCGCACGTCGGCAAGCATGACGCGCTGCTGCGGTGCTCGGCCACTCCGGGGTGGGCCAACGAATTGAACACCATGATTCGGCGCAAGGTGGCGGTGGTGCCCAGGGCGCAGCCGGTCATTCAGGCGGTCAAGTACCGCGAAATAGATCACGAACTTTTTGAAAACGATTTTTAACCAAGGAAACCTATGAGTCATTCTGAAATTATCCGAAGCGTAGCCAAAGCCACCGATCAGCAGATGGTCGTGGTCGATGACATTGTTCGCGTGCTGTACCGCCAAATCCAGCAAGAGTTGATGGATAAGGGCGAGGTCTTGCTGATTGGCATTGGAAAGCTCGAGGTCAAGGAGACAGCGGCGCGCATTGGGCGCAACCCGAGGACGGGTGTCGCTGTGCCTATCCCTGCGCGCCGGGTGGTGAAGTTCAAGGCATCGGTAAGGCTTGAGGTTTGATTGAGTCGTGACGCAAACATGAGAAATGTCGCGGCTAGATTAGCTATCGAATCAAGGCGTATTGATCCCTCTGGGCCTTTGCCGCGACACCTATCTATCAGAGGTTTTTAGGATCATCATGAAAAATTCAGTTATTCCGTTCAGTTTTGAAAAGTTGCAAGTTCGCGTTGTGAAGCGTGATGGTGGCGAGCCTTGGTTCGTTGCTGCGGATGTTTGTGCCGCGCTTGAACTAGACAACATCACTATGGCACTCAAGCGGTTAGATGCTGATGAACAAGCCCTCATTTCAATTGAGGGTCGGGAAGCTGGCAACGGCGCACAGTCTCACAACATCATCAACGAGTCAGGACTGTATAGCCTGGTTCTTGGAAGCCGCAAGCCAGAGGCCAAGAGGTTCAAAAAATGGGTCACCAGCGAAGTCTTGCCTGCAATCCGCAAGACCGGTGTGTATGTGGCTCCTGGTGCGCAGCAGGCTGGACTTACTGTGTCCGACGCCATTGATTTGATGCAGAAGATGATCCCGGCCATCATCACGACAATGTTCGATGCTCTTGAAAAGCGTTTGGATCAGCGGGTTGACGAGCGTATCGCCAGCAGCCAGGTCGGCACGGCTTACGGGGTAACGACCGGTGACATCTTGGACGAGTTCAAGATTGACGGTGTGCGCGGACTCGCTGTCCGCATGAGCAACATCCTGTGTAAGCGTGGCTGCCAGCTTGACAGTAGCGGTCGGGCGCACATGGGCAAACGCAAGGCCAAGCTGTTTCATCCAGATAAGTCGTTTCAGGTGATGCGCGACTGGCTGGCTGATGATTGTCGCAAGTACATCCAGGAGCGCAAGGGCCAGATCAATCTGTTCCCGATTAAGCGGGTAGTTTGATTTGTGGCGTATCCAATAGATCAATGGGAAAGGGTAAAAGCTCTTTTTGAGATTGGCCTGCCGTTGAATGAAATTGCAAGGGAGACTGAAATTGACAAAGGGTCAATCAGTCGAAAAGCCAAACAATCCGGGTGGGAAAAAGGCAAAAGGCAACCCATGGTTGCAAAAGAAATTAAAGCGCGACAATCACTTAAAGAATTAGAGGCCGAAAAGGCAACCCTGAATGCAACTCAAAGGGTTGCGCATGATGTCACGGTTGCCAAAAGGATGGAGCGGCTGGAATTCTTTGATGATGCCCATGTGCTGGTGGCGCAAGTGACCATCAACAAAGTCAAGATCGAGGGTGAGTCCGCAACATTCCAAGACCTGAGTGCAGCGGCCAACACCATCACCAAGGCGCGCGAGGGGGTGTTGGGTAAGTCGCCGGAGGTGGCTGTGCAGGTAAATAACAATGGTCAACAGACGGCTGAAGTGATTGATCGCTCGCCTGAGCGGGTAAGAGCGGTGAGGGCGTTCCTTGACTCAGTTGTCTGAATTTGAGAAAGCGCAGTACCTGTACACCGAACTCTTGACGAACTTTGGATTCTTTGTCCAATACTTCTTCAAGGCTCAGTACAACAGGAAGTTCATGCTTGAGCCATACCATGCCAAGATATTTGAAGCATTGAACAATGTTGCAAATGGCAGGACGCGCAGGCTGATCATAAATTTGCCACCAAGGTATGCTAAAACTGAGGTGGCTATCAAAATGTTTGTGGCGTGGTGTTTAGCAAATAGCCCGAGTGCGAAATTCATTCACCTGTCGTATTCGGATGACTTGGCGCTTGATAACTCAAGCGCTATCCGCGATTTGGTGAAGTCTGCCGAATATCAGCGTTATTTTCCAATGACGCTGCGCGCAGATAGCGACTCTAAGAAAAAGTGGTTCAACAACACTGGCGGTGGGTTATATGCCACAGCAGCGGGTGGCGCAATTACTGGCTTTGGTGCTGGTGGCATGGGTAGAGTAAGGACGGGAACAGATAGCCCGGCTGATTCTTTTGCCGGAGCCGTACTGATTGATGATCCAGTAAAGCCGGATGACGCTTTCAGCGAAACGATGCGCGACCGCATCAACCGACGGTTCAGCAACACCATTGCAAGCCGGACAAATTCACCTGAAACTCCGATTGTTGTCATCATGCAGCGATTGCATGAAAACGATATGACTGGGTTTTTGCTTGGTGGTGGCAGCGGTGAAAAGTGGGAACACCTGTGCCTGACTGCAATCACGGAAACCGGCGAGGCACTTTGGCCTGAAAAGCACTCGATTGAAGTCTTGCGCCAAATGGAGGCCGCTGATCCATACACCTTCGCTGGTCAGTACATGCAGCGACCCAGCCCGCTGTCAGGCGGTATCCTCAAGCCGGACAACATCGCGATCATCGACGCCATCCCGGTCGGGCCTATCGAGTGGGTGCGCGGCTGGGACTTTGCATCAACCACCACGGGCGACTGGACTGCCGGGGCCAAAATGGGCCGACTGCCTGATGGGCGCATCATCATCGGCGATATGGTGCGTGTTCGGGTCGGGCCTGACGAGCGTGATGCTGCTCTGGTCAACGCCACGGCGCGCGACGGCATCAACTGCCGGGTGTCCATCCCGCAAGACCCTGGACAAGCTGGTGTGACGCAGGTCAAGTACCTGTTGCGTCAACTGGCGGGCTACTCAGTCAAAGCCTCGCCTGAGTCTGGTAACAAAGTCGTTCGGTGCGAGCCGTTTGCCTCACAGGTCAATGTCGGCAATGTGCTGATGCTCAAAGCTGAGTGGAACACTGCGTTGATCAACGAAATGCGCATGTTTCCCAACGGTACCTGGGATGACCAATGTGACGCATGCTCGCGCGCCTTCTCAATGCTGATCGGCAACGAGCCGACCGAGATATTCATCCCCGATATGTCCATCAAAGATGAAGCGGCATCCGTTGGTACCTGTGGCCGCTGTACCTCATTCGACAACGGAATGTGCAATGAAAACTTTGGCCTGCAGGTCGGTGCCAACGATGTTGGGTGCCACCTGTTCATACCGTCGGGGTCGTGACCGCAGAATAGAAAAATCCGCAGTGCCTGTTGTGGATTGGAATCCGTGTGGTAACCGGGTTCCTATGTGTCTTTCCCGTCCACTGATGGCGGGCAAAACAGGCAGATCAGTGAAGCGCAGCCCGCCAGCCGTGTGGTCAGTCGTTATGGTGGGTACCAGGAGCCTGGTCTGTGCAAGCGGGCCGGGCTTCAGTCTTTGTTGGTCGTGACTGCACCATTGCGCGCATGAGTACAGACCAAGCCCGCGCCATAGCCTTTAATTCTGCCGCCCCAGAGGATGAGCGCACCGATGCGCTTGCGGAGCTGCAAAAAGCCAATATGCCGACACAGGTTATGTCGGCTGAGGTGGTGGCTCAAATGCTTGAATTCGCTGACCTGAACAAATCCATCAGTCACAACGTGGTGCCTTTCCCCGGTTCAAACCAAGGCAAGCGCGGCATGCAGTCGGTGAACATCAATGACCAAATGGGCATGATGCAAGGTGACTACTGGGTAAAGCCTGCCGCCATGAACTTTTACGCCCTGCGCGCCATGGTTGATCAAACCCCGGTGCTCAATGCTGTCATCATGACGCGCATTCGGCAAGTACAAGCCTTTTGCCGGGTATCTGAAGAGGGTACAGGGGCCGGGTTCTCAGTTCGGCACATCGACAAAGAGCATTCTGTCAGTAAGTCCGAACAAGACTCCATTGAACAATTGAACCGGTTTTTCAGCAACTGCGGCTGGGAGTTCAATGCCCGCGAGCGGCGCAAACTGCGACGTGACAACTTCGGGCATTTGATTGGCAAGTTGGTGCGCGACTCGCTGGTGCTTGATTCATGCGCCATTGAAACCGAGTTCAAGCGTGACCGCAAGGCAGGCATGGACGGTTTTACAGCCGTTGACGGTGCCACTATTGTCCTGACTGGTGAAGATGGCTACCAGGGGGACAAAGACATCTTCGCGCTGCAAGTGGTCCAGGGGCTGATCCGCACGGCCTACACCTATGACGATCTGATCTATGAGCCGCGCAACCCGCGCAGTGACATTCTGGTGGGTGGCTACGGGCTGGGTGAGACCGAGTTACTGGTGCGTGTGGTGACCGGCTTTCTCAACGCCATGACCCACAACATCACCGGATTCGACAAAAACGCCATACCAAAGGGCGTGCTGCACTTGTCAGGCAACTACTCGCAGGATGATCTGGTGGCCTTCAGGCGCTACTGGAACAGCATGGTCAAAGGGGCCAATGCGCAATGGTCGGTTCCGGTGCTGGTATCCAAAGATCAAGAGTCGAAAGCCTCGTTTGAGAACTTCGGGATAGTCCATGACGAAATGGCATTCTCTAAATGGATGACATTCCTTGCCTCGCTGATCTGTGCCATTTACGGCATGAGTCCAAGCGAGATCAACTTCGATTCATTCTCGGGTGGCGCATCAAGCCCGCTCAATGGCTCAGATACCGCCGAAAAGCTCGCCGACTCCAAAGACAAGGGTTTGCGCCCACTGTTGAGCTACTTTGAAAACCTGATGACTGACTACATCGCATCAGACTTCAGCGACAAGTATGTGTTTCGTTGGTGCGGGCTGGATGAGGAAGACCAGCAGGTCAAAGAAACCCGCGCCATGGCAATTCTGACGGTCAATGAAATGCGCGCGCAAGAGGGTTACGAAAAGATGGACGGCGAAATAGGTGATGCGCCATTGAATCCAAGCCTGATCGGTCCATGGCTGCAAATGCAGCAAGCAGCGCAAGCGCCAGATACCGGCCAGCCGCCTGAAGGTGGCGACCAGCAGCCTCCTGAAGGCTTCGGCGGTGATGATGATGGCTCCGACTTCGGCCAGCCACAACAAGACGGTGACAAGCCACCAGGCGGCGCGCAGGACCAGGCACAGGAAGATGATTCCGATGCCCCCGGCCAGCCATTCGGCAAGGCCATGATGCCTGATGACAAGCCGCAAAACCCCGGTATCGACCACGGTGATGATGTGTTCTTTGACCATGCAGAGCACGGCATCACCTCGGGCATGGTGTCGGCACTTGGCAAAGATGGATTCACGGTTGATCATGAGTTGGGTGGCCAGACCCCGGTGCTGTGGGATAAGTACCTCGGGCACAAGGCGCGCAAATCCAAAAAGCTGGTACCGGTAATGGAAGGCGAGGACGGCATGATCGCCCGCGATGCGGACACGGGCAAGCGGGTATTTCTGAAACACAGCGACAAGGACGCAAAATGACAATGATCTTCATCCGGGCGGACTTCGCCAAATCGTACATTGAAGCGCACACACGCACCCTGCCAAGTGGCAAGGTGATTCAGGTTCACGGATTTACCAACAAGCGCTACAAGCAGGCAGAGCGTGACCATGACACGATGGATATGTTCAAGCCTGATCTACCGGCACCAAAGAAGCCGATACCGATTGAAGCGGCCAAGCATCCTGAAGACTTCACGCCGGATATTTTCAGTGGGGAAACGAAGGGAGAAAAAGGTAAACGCTATCCATTTGGAGAGTACAGCTTCAAAACCCCGCTGTATGCGGCTCTTGACAAGAACGGTGATGTTGTTGATTGGTCGTCGGGCAAAACCTCTATGGAGAGGAAACATCCTGGCGGGAACATCGTGAAGGTCACAAAGGAGAACGCTGGAAAATTTCTTAGAAAGCCGACTAGCGAAGATTTACGTGACCAAATATTGGCATCAAAACAGCCTGTAGCCCCCGCTGCACCTGCGCAGGCAGCTACAAAGCCGGTAGCAAGTGAAGTGCCAAATCCAAGAACATTACCATGGGGAGAGCAAGATACTAAAAATGTTGCTATTGAGTTTGTTACCGCAAGAGGGCGTGTAGCAAAACAGTTACACCCTAGTAATATGAGTCTAAATGAATTGTTATTGCACTATGAGGGTTCAGGCTTTAATAAAATTTCGGTATCTGATGAAGCGGCCAAATTGTTAAGGGGAAAATTATCATCAGATAAATCTGGTTTTGCTTTTTTGGGTACAACAAGTACAGTCCATCATCTCAGGGCGTTACTTCATCTTCTTGGCGCGATACCTGAAGAGGAAAAGAAATATCGTTTTAAAGAAATTCCTGGGATTGTCGCTGGTTTGATAAAAAGCGCTGGCCGATCTTTACCACTTCACAATCAAGACAGGGATGAATTTATTCGTAATGTAAAGCATTACGGTTCATTTCCAAAAGATTTAGATGATGATATTAAAAATGAAATCAACAAAGAGTTGATTCATCAATATGATATTACGGCAAAATTCTTTGGGTGGAAGGGGCACATGACCAAATCATTCCCCGCTGGCATCCTGTTCTTTAAATCCCACGTCAAGCAATACACCGACAAAAACGGGCGCATGGTCAAAGAGCATGATGACAAGCGGGCAAAGAAGATGGCGCAGGCCGGGCCTGGCCGGGCGCAGTCGCAAGCTGAACCGGGTTCGGCGCATGGCTACGGACACCACAACGTTGAGGCCGGTGACCGCATCAAGTTCAAGGCCGGGGACTTCGCGGGCGCTGGCACGGTCAAGTCAGTCGGGCAGGATGGCGTGACCGTCACTGACGAATCCGGGCGTGACCACAATGTGCATTGGGGTGAGGTCATGGGGCGCGGCGGCAAGGACGGTGGCGGTAAGAAGCCGCCTGGGGATGACGCAAAGCCTGTGGCGGATGCGCCTGATCCGCCTGAGAAAAAGCCTGACGCAGAACCCGCCTAAACCAAGCCGCCTACGGGCGGTTTTTGCTTTACCATGCGGCCATGAGC